TCAGCTCAAAAGAGCAAGCTAATGATCCTAAATATTTTGTCTTAGCAAATCCATCGATGGAATTTCTTCCAGATTTAAAAATACAAATTTTAAGAGATTTTAAAGAAGCACAAAAATTACCATCGATGATGACAGAATTTTTAACTAAAAGAATGAATCTACCTGCAAGAAACGAAGAAATAACAGTAGCTAAATGGGAAGATATTTTAAGAGCTTGTTATAGTGATGTAGAAAATAAGATAGAAAGAGCGATACCAGATGATATAAACTATCATCCTTGCATTATAGGAATTGACTATGCAGATATCCGAGATTTTGCATCTGCTGGTTTGCTTTTTAAAATAGATGGTGTTTACGTTTGGAGACAAAAGACATGGATTTGCAGGAACAGCCCATTTTTTGAATCAATTAAATTTCCTATAGAAAACAATATAGGATTAGAGGGATTCAATGATTATGAAATAGTCAACTCAGAAAGTTTAAGTATAAATGCGATTGTCGAATGGTGTATTGAGCAAATGCAAAAATATAATGTGGTTAAAATCATCATGGATACGTATAGATTTAAGTTGTTTAGAGAAGTATTTGAACGAAAAGGGATTATTATAGAAGATAAGAAAAATCCAGCTGGACTTGTAAGAATGATTAGAAATCAAGGTGCAATCAATACATATGTAGCTCCTCTAATCGAAAAAGCATTTGTAGATGGAAATATTAACTTTGGAAACAGTGCCATCATGCGATGGTATACCAATAATACCGCTGTGAAAATGGACAAGTATGGAAATAAATCATATGGAAAAATAGAACCAAAACTAAGAAAAAATGATGGTTTTATGGCTTTTGTATGTAGTATTTCTGCAGAAGATATGTTAGATGAAACGATTATTTATATATAGAAAAAATGAGGAGGTGAATCAATGTTTCAATTTGTAAAGAAATTGTTTAATAAAGATGGTCAATTAGTTGATTACTATATCGATATGATGGCTGAAAAAAATAGACTTTCGCAGTTGGCATTAGAAATTGGGTTTAACAAGATTGCTGATTTGATATCGAAATGTCCTATTGATGTCTACTCAACGGATAGCGATGCAATCAAAACTGAATATTGTTTAAATGTTAGACCTAACCCAAATGAGTTTGCTACTGATTTTTGGAAACAAGTTGTTATAAAAATGTGTACAAGTAGTGATGGATGTTTAGTTGTACAAATGAGTGATGGAAATATTTATAGAGCTGAAAGCTTTGTGCAGTCGGATGATGTTCTATATCCTAGAACATTTTCAAATGTGGTTATTAGAAGCGGGGATAGAACTTATAAACTGGATAGGATATTTACATCAAATGATGCAGTTTTATTTAAGTATAAAAATGAAAAGTTGTTAGCTTATCTAAATGAAATCAATCAAGAAAATGCGATTGCTTGGAGTGCTGCTATAAAAGGAGTAAAGTCAAAACTTTCAAAATTTAAAATTCAAATGCCGGGGAATATACAAGTGTATAGTGAAAAAACCCGACAACCAATAACTGAAAATGAGTATACAGAAAAAATTAGAAAGGACCTTTCAAGTGATGATATAAGAGTTATCTTTTCTAGAAATGGACTCGACATAAGTGCGATTGACAGCAAGTCAACGATGACAGCTAGTGATGTCAAATCATTAAAAGATGAAGTGTTCACAAATGTAGCGATTGCTTTAGGAATTCCAAAAAGTGTTTTTTATGGAGAGGTTACTGAAAAAAGTGATGCTAACAATGAATTTATTACGTATGCTGCTGATCCAATTATTCAAGAGTTGAATGATGGGATGAATGGTTGTTGGCTTTCTCAGCTCGAATGGGAAAGAGGGGATAGGATTTTAATCAATACAGATGCAATCAAGCATATTGATGTCATCGAGCAAGCATCTAATCTAGATAAGTTATATTCTAATGGTTGGTCCCACAACGATATTTTAAAATTACGTGGTAAGCCACCAATCGATGAAGATTGGGCGAATGCTAGAAGATTCACTAAAAACTATGCTACAGGCATGGATGAAAATACGAAAGGGGGTGATGAATAATGAAGAAAGGACATGAAAAGTTCTATGAATTCAAAAAATCAAATGAAGAAATGACAGATCTTTATATTTATGGAGACATCACCTCATATAAATGGGATGAAAGTGATGTAGGTGCCTATGACTTTTTAAAAGAATTGAATGATGTCGATACAGATAACTTAACAGTTCATATCAATTCATATGGTGGTTCAGTAAGTGAAGGTATTGCAATCCACAATATGATTAAAGAATTCAAAGGAAATGTAACTACTGTATGTGATTCTTTTGCATGTTCGATTGCAAGTGTCATTTTTATGGCAGGAAAAGAAAGAGTTATGCATAAAGGTTCATTGCTTATGATTCATCATGCGTGGACTTGGGCAAGCGGTAATGCTAAAGAGTTAAGAAAGCAAGCAGATGATCTAGATAAAATCACGGAGCCATCGATTGTTATTTACGAAAAAAATTCAAATCTTTCAAGAGATGAAATAGTTGAATTAATGGACAATGAAACATGGATTACTGCAGAGGAAGCTTTAGAAATGGGATTTGCTACATCAATCAAAGAAGATGATGATGCACAGCAATCAATCAATGAAATGTACTTGAATCATCAAGTTATGTTGAATAAGGATTTAGAAAAAGAATTGAATGAGGTAAAAGAAGCATTGAAACTTGAAAAGGCTAAAAATGAAGAGCCATTAACAGGTTGGAATGCTTTTTTTAATACAAAAAAATAGAAAGGAAAGAGAAAAAAATGAAATTTAATAAAGTAGATAAAGCTACATTAGAAAAAGCAAAAGAGATTTTAGAAAAAGCAGAAGATAAATCTCAAGCAATTTTAGAAGCAGTAGAATTAATCAATGAAGCTGCTAATAAGGATTTGATTGAACGAATCTTAAAGGAATCAGCAAATGCAAATGCAAAAGTTCAAAACTTCAATAAATTAGGAATAAGACAATTAAACGATGAAGAAAATAAATTCTATGATGCTTTAAAAACAAATGTCAGACAAGCTATCGATGGAAAACAAATCGACATGATCCCAACAACAATCATTGATAACACTTTAGCTGATGTAAAAAAAGCAAGTGATTTATTATCATTAGTATCTTTTGCTCCGGCTGACGTAAAAAAATGGTTATCAGCATCCAAAACTGGAACTTATGTTTGGGGAAAATTGACTGATGCTGTTAAAGGTGAATTAAGCGTTGCATTTGAAGCATTAAATATCGAATTAGGAAAAATCACAGCATATTTAGTTCTTCCTAAAGCAATTAGAGATTTATCAAATCCATTTGTTGATAAATACTTTACAGCAATTTTAGCTGAAACAATGAATGATGGTTTAGAATATGCATTCTTATTAGGAACTGGAGTTGAACAACCTATCGGTGTTTTCCGAAAAATAAATGAAGTCGAAACAAATGGAGAACATAAAATGAAAACTAAAAATTCAAAATTAACTGAATTTACACCTAAAGGTTTAGCTCCCGTAAAAACACAATTATCGCATGGTGGGAAAAGAGCAATTCCATCATTAGCGTTAGTATGTAATCCAAATGATGAAGCTGCTTATGTAGATCCTGCATTATATGTACAAGCACTAGCTGGAGGATATGTGCAAGTATCTAAAGATAAAATTAGAACAATTCCAACTGCAAATTGTCCTCAAGGACAAGCAGGATTATTTATTGATAAGCCTGATTATTACACAATGGGATTATCAGCAATTGAAGTTAAAGAATATGATCAAACAAAAGCAATGGATGATGCAGATGTCATTATTGCAAAAGCTTATGGAAATGGTAGAGCAGTAGATGATGATGTATGTTTCTACTTTGATCCAACAAAATTAGTTGAATATGTTCCAAAATATTTCCAAACAAATGCGCAAACACAAGCAACTGAATAATTGAAAAAATGGATAAAAAAGTTATTGATAACTTGATAGATGAAATTAGAAAAGAGAAATTTATTCCTTTTTATTATGAAGATTCATCTATTAGAAATAATATCCGTGAGGGAAATTATCGCTTAACAAAACTAGTTGGAACTATTGATTATGATGAAGATTTGACTGCCAGAGCGCTATTAAAAAACTATGTGCTTTATGCATATAATAGTAGAACAGATGAATTCTTTGAAAATTACAGTGATGAGATTTTGTCTTGGCAAATGGACAAAGTTCCTTTGATTAAAAATGATGAAGAAAACTAGTAGAATTCATATGCCCATTTATAATGATGGGCTTTTTGAAGTTTTTGAAATCATAGAAGATGATAGCGTTCAAGCAAATACTTC